TTTTATTTTTTAAAAATTCATCAATATTATACTTTTCTTTAATTTCTTTGATAACATTATACTTTTGTTTATTTAATTCACGTTCATTTAATTTTGAACGTGTCTGTAGTACTATATTCAATATACGTTCGGCTGAATTAACATCTTTGCTGGATTGTTGAAGTAAAAAATTATACAACTGTGTCTCTTTTCCTAATTCTTTGCTTTCGTGAAAATATTTATACATCAAATTTTTAGTAAAAGATTCATCTCTACCAGCCAAAATATCAGACGTTATTTGACGAGTAAGAAGCTCAAACAAGATTCCAGCATTCTTAAATTTTGAATGTTTTGCTTTCTTATGCATATTATTATTATTTATAAATATAGATAAACTTCATAAATATCTAGGAATTATATTATTCTTTTATATTTATTTCATCCATATAGGAGTTTTCTTTACCTTCTCTCAAAATCTTCTTTTCGTCATCAACAGTATTTAACATATCAGTTAATCCTTTTAAAGATTCCAATGATAATGGTGATTTGTTTTTATATTTGTGTGTTACTGATAAATCGGATCTTCTATTGTTCTCTAAACTACCCAATGGATCTTCTCCGAATGGATATTTACTTGCATCTTTTCTACCTGTCTGATCTCTTTTTTCAGATAGTTTTGGAGGTTCGCTTGCTCCCTTTGAAGAAGAGGTTTCTTTGCTCTTTGTTTCCGATCCGCCACCGGATTCACCACCTGTTTCGGCACCTGATGTACCGGCTTCACCTGTATCACCGCCTGAATCTGTTGATGTACCTCCACCAGATTCACCTTCTTGTTCTTCTTTTGATTGAAGGAATTTAATTGCTGGATCATTACCTTCATCTTCAATTTGTTTGAATCTATAAACTCCTTTTGCATCATCAACTAATTGTTTTTGTAACGAAATCATGTCTTCATCACTCAAACCAAATACATTTTCATAAATCCACTTTTTGCTAAAGAACTTGTTTTCTTGCATGTCTTTACTGACTTCAACTTTACTCTTCCAAACATCAATCTTTTCCTTTTCAAATATTGTAGATGGATTGGTTAATTCCAAAGTAAAATCTACAAGAGATTCATCACGATACCCTTGGCTATATAAATGAATAACGGCAATCTTATTCAATTCACTAACAATAATACGTTGAATACGTTGAATAGTTCTAGCAAAACGAATATCTTCTGCGGCTAATGTGGCTTTACCACTAAGACTTTCATCATATCCCAAGAATGCTTTTGGAATTTTTAAAGCTGCCATCATTTTATTACGAAGATATTCGATATCATCTGTACCGGTCCATTCTAGACCTGGTAAATTATCAATATTTGTACCGCTATCACTACCACGAACAGGTAAGAAAAAGTCTTCAACCATGTTCTGTAAATTGAAACGTAAATTATAATCGCCCGTTTGTTGATCTACATATGGAACCTTTTTCATTTGGTCTATAATACGTTGCATATGATTGTCAACTTCGTTTGGTGGAATGTTGCCAATATCAACTTTAAATATTCTCTTTTCAGGAGCACGCATGATACGATGAATTAACATTGCGTCTTCCATCAAACTCAATTGTTTCCACACACGACGAGCACCTTCCAACATACTCTTACCATATGGCAAGAAATTACTATCACTTAATAATCTAAAGTGAGCAATTTGATAATTTTCCATATCTTCAATCTTATTGCCATATGGAAGATTAACTTGAAACTTAACGAAATTTTTATTAGTTAATTGAGCATTTTCTATACGTGTTACATAATATGTACTTAATGGTTCAACTAAATAAACACCATATTCTGGACTGATATGTAAACGAAGATAAAAATCTCCGTACTTAACCATACAACGTGTCCAACTCCAAAGATTAAATTCTATATTTAGAATATCGTAGAACAAATTGTGTAGGATATTCTTGATTTCGTCATTTGTAGATTTAATTTGTAGAATATCACCCAATTCATTTCGAGTTGTGCATTCATCGGCATAGATATCCAAAGCGGAAGCTAAAATTGGATCCATGTCCATAGTATCATAATCTCTGAATAGTTCTACACGACTACTTTGGTATGATAGATTAAAGTCACGGGTATATTGATTATATGATGTAGTTCTAAGACGATTAAAACGATCTCTTAAACTATTACGATCTGTAGCATACTGAATTTCGTCAGTATCAATTACTTTTAATTTTTTACCGCCAATATTACGAACAATAACGTCATTACTAAACAAACGTTTTAAACGTGCAAATAATGAACGGTTCCTTAATTCTTGAAATGATTGATCTGACATATAGTATTCAATATATAAGTATTTACATTAACCAACTTAAACTTTCTTTTTTATTATTTACTGTAAATTCCAAAGTCTTTTGATGATCAGGAACCAAACTAACTTCTTTTGGTAAAACAATAGGACTTGATACCTTCGAAATTTTAGAAATCATGGCTTTATTATATGCAATTTGATCATTTCTAAGTCTTAATGCAGTTTCACGTACCCATAATCCTATACCAATGGACATAACTAAATCATCATTATAACCTCTCATAGCTTCTGCTTTAGGACCATTCCAAATAAACACATTCAACTCTTCATATAATCTTTTTGATTTTATAATAACTTGTTTTTGTCTAAAAAATAATTATAAATTACTTATAATTAAAGGTCGGTTTTTAGTAGTAGTAGTAAAACCAGCTACCATTTTTTTATCTTGAGCATATAGTTTATTACTATATGTTTTTTCTACATCAACTATTGTAAGATCAGTTGAACTATAAAATGTATTTTGATAATCTCTATCTATTATTTGTTGAAGAGTACCCCAACCTACGTTATTGTTTTCAACTACTAATAGTGCATTATTATATTCGGTGGCAACACTAACCAATAAATTACCATAATCTTTTGTAGTTAATTGACCCTTATATTCAGCAACCTGTTCCATCGTTTCAATATCAATAACATGAAAAGCACTGAAATCGCCACCGTCACCTCTTGCACAGTCTGCTGTAAGTAAATAATTTTTACTGTAATTTGGATAATCCCATATCCATAAATCTTGATTGTTTCCTCGTTTTTCTATAGGATCTTTAAGATGAGTTTGCTTATAAAACTCAAGAATATCAACACTAACAACTTGATTACCAGATGTACTAAAATCACAATCACATTCTTGGGCTGCGCCTTTAACACCAGATAACTCTGTTTGTTTATCTCTCCATGCCTGATCTCGTTCTGGATGTAGATGCCATGGTAATCGTATTGTCTTAAAATTATTCTTACCTTCTTCAGCTTCTACCCAAGTTTTATGGAAGAAATTACCAACGCCATTCGGTGTACTTAATATAATAGCTCTACCACCTGTGCTTAATGTATATTGTGATGATAACCAAATTTCTTCAATACCATCAATAAATGCAGCTTCATCAATGATTAGAAGTGATAGTGCTGATGAACGACCTGCTGTACCAGCGCTACTTACAGCTTTAATTTGACTACCATTCTTTAGTCTTAAAGAAAGTCGGTTATCTTCTATACATGGTACTTTTAACCAAGTAGGAAGATTATCATTAGCAAATCTTACTTTAGTAACAATTTCCTTTGCAGTTTCTTGTGTAATACTAATACAAAGAATATTTTTATCATTATGAAATGTCATTAACCACAAGCTATATGCCGCAGTAAGAGTACTAATACCCATCTGACGGCTTTTAAGAACAATATTTAATTGATTGTCAACAAATTCTCCTAAAGTTGTTTCTTGGAATGAATATAGTTCAAATCCAACAGTGCCTCTTATGGGATGTTGGATTTTTACATACTTCTTCATGAAGTATATAGGATCTTCTATACACTTCTTATACTCTTGCTTTATTATTTCTCTGAGATTTTGTTGACTCATACTTTTCTTCGTATTGTTTTATCTTAACGTTTAACTCTTCTAAACGTTTATATATAGTCTCTAGATCCTTATTTAAATCTTCTAGTATTTTATTAAAGTCTATATTACCATCCCATTTTTCAAATGAACCATCTTCTTCTAAAAATGTGACGGGTTTATCTTTATTTTCTT